TGGTGTTACTGTTACTGTTGTACCGCTTATACTTGCTTTTGCTATTTCTTCATTACTTGATTTTACTGTAAGTTTTCCTTGTGATTCGTTATTTATTACTTCAAATGTTCCTGCTGTTGGATATCTGTATGTGGCTTCTGTTGGAGATATTTGTAATCCTCCTGATTCTCCTAAGTATATTATCTTTACATTTCCATTTTCTTCGTCTTTTGCTAAGAATTTGTATTTTCCACTTACCATTATTTCAGCATTTATGTCATTTAATTTTTCTATATTGGTTACATCACAATCTTTCTTATTTTTCTCTTTATTTAATTCTTCTAAGTAATTATTTAAATTTACTGTACTGTCTTTTCCTTCTAATATTTTTATCGGTATTTCAGATTTTATTAACTCTAGCTTATCTTGTGCTGTTGATACATCTACTATTTCTTGGCCCTTTTTAGCTCTTGTTATTATTCCTGATTTTCCAAACAATAAAGATATACTTATTCCTGCTAATATTATTAGTACTATTATTGTAACTACCAATGCTATCAAAGTGATACCAGAATTTTGTCGATTTCTAAATAATTTGTTCATATAAATTTCTCCTTTTCTATATTTATTTTTCGGTTCTTTGAAACTAGCAAATCGGCTAGTTTCTTTGCTTTTTGTTTGTACAAATTAAATTTGTAATAACAATATTGTACCGATTTATATTTTCTATTTACTAATTCGTGCTTTGAATTAAAATTTTAAAATTCTTATAAAATCTCATGAATTTGTATCTATAATAGACATATAATACACGAAAAATAGACATCGATACTATTTTTTGCCGAATTTTTGATTACCAAAAGTCATCATTTGGTTCAGCAGTTTCTGAATTAGTAACGGTGTCTATATATATATATATAGTGTTTCAATGCTTTTAGGGTTTTTACTGTTTCCATTTTTGCATCCTCCTCTTTTGTGCTATCTAAAAATTCTACTATATTATATACATATCTTTTAAAAAAAATCAAGTATTTGTACAAAAAATTTTCCGACTTTTCCGATGTTATTTTTTCCTTCTTTTGCCTTTGAAAAATTCTCTTTTTCCATTCCATTTTCTTCTTCCTGCACAATACGGACAGCTTGTCCCTCTATTTCTATCATTGACTCTAGCTTCCCAGTAATGTTTTCTATAACATTTCCAAGTTACTTTTTTATTACTATGTATTCCTAATTCCGTTGCCTTAATTTTACTGGTCCATTCATCCAATTCTGCTGCCAAATCAGGTCTTAATGTTGCTAAATCATTATATCCTGGTAAAATCTTTCTGTTTGAACATATTGGGCATCCACTTCTTTTATAAGTTTTAGAATTTACCGAGTTTTGATAACTATGTCCTTTTTCGCACTTCCACCATACCCTTTTGTTACTACTTATACTTATTTGGGTTGGCTTCAAATCTCCATTTTTTTCATAATCCCATTGCTCTGCAATTTCTGGATCCAATGTTGCTAAATCATTAAATCCCTCTATTATTATTCTATTTGCACAAACAGGACATCCTGTACCATTATTCGTTCTTGAGGCTATAGTTGCTTCCCATTCATGTTTTTTCTTACATCTCCACCAGACTTTTTCATGGCTACTAGGGAAATAATTCTCTGGTCTTTTTCCTTTGTTTTTTCCATAGTTCCATTCCTTTGCTATATCAGGTCTTAATAGTAGCAAATTTTTAGTTTCTAAATCACTCTTTTTATTCATTTTCCTTCTCCATTTATTATTCCGATTTATCCGATTATATATCTTTTTTATTTTTTTTGCAATCCACAAATTTAAAATTTCAAAATGCTGGTATTTTAAGTATTTAAGAGTTACAATATCAAAAACTATCAAAGGGGGCATTTTTTTATGAAAGGCAAAAGAAAATATAAAAAATATTGGGGAGATGTAATTTGTCCTAGATGCAAATTTCCTATATATCGGTTACCCTGCTTTATCTCGAATTGACAATAAAACTGAAATTTGCAGTCAATGTGGTACTGAAGAAGCCTTAAGATTTTTTATATATAAATCTGCAGAAGAAAAAGAGAAGGCTAATTCCTAGTCCTTCTCTTACATTATACTATGTTCTTGATTCGCAATATCATCTGCTATTGTGGTTATAAAAACACGAGCTGATGGTGCTTTGCTCCTATATATATTACTTTTAAATATAGAAATTATTTTTTCCTTATCTTTATTCCATGATGTATGTATTGCATTGTTAATTGCTTTTTCTATTTTAAATTCCTTTACCTCATTTTCTTTTGCAAGTATTGAATATATATTTTCTCTAAAATTTTTCGCATATATAGGGTGTTCTACTAATAATTCAATTGATTTTTTTATGTATTTATATCCAATTAAATTTGGATAAATAGCTAATTCTCGTAATTTTTCTGATATTCTTTGTTCTAGATTTTGCTTTTGTTTATCTTCTTCATATACTTCTACTATTCTTTTTATTAAAATATCCATGTCCAATGGTTTCAACATATAATAACTAACACCTAGTTCTAGTAATTTGAATTTCCATTTATCATGTGCTATTGCCGATACTATAATTACTTTTGGCATTTTCTCTTTCTTGTTTTCAGCTAGTTTTTCTATTACTCCTAGTCCATCAACATAGGGCAAAATCAAATCAAGAATAAGCACATCAATTTCGTTTTCATCTACTGTTTCCAAAACATCTTTACCATTATTACAAACTTTTACAATTTCTATTCTATCATCTGTTTTTAAATAATTGACCATACATGTAGTCAATTCTTCATTATCATCTGCTATACATATTCTAATTTTTTTATTCATACAATTTCTCCCTTTTTATCATAACATATTTCTTTCTTCTTTGTTCTGTTATTTTACGAAAATGTCAAAATCTTATACGAAACTTATTTTTCGTATTTTTATATAATAAATTATACACATAAATTTTCTTTCACATATCCGAGTTTTCCGTATCACGAAAAGTCGGATTTTGCTATACTTTTTTTAGTTATCGTTATACTATGTGAAAGGAGAATTTTGTTATGCAACTTTCAGATGCAATGAAAATCAGAATAAAAAAATTAGCAGATGAAAATAATTTAACACTTTATTCGTTAGCAGTAGAATCTGGGATTCCAACATCTACTCTTAATGATTTTTTTCGTGGTAAAGTTGGTTTGCCAAGATTAGACAATATTCTCCATATTTGTGAGGGCTTGAACATAGAATTAAAAGATTTTTTTGATGATCCAGTTTTCAAAGATGTTGAATTTGATAGAACAAACGACTAAACTGCAATAAGGACTCTTATCGTTCCCTATTGCAGTTTTTATATTTTACTATTTATACTTTCTTCTAGTGCCTTTTTTAGTGGCTTTTCATCTATTCCGAAATCTTTGTATCCTTCTTTTATTACATTGTAATAGTATCTGCTTGGTTCTGCTATATTTCTATAGTTCATTACATATACCATTCCTATTTCTTTTTCTCCATTTATTTCAAGTTCTATATATTCTTTTCTATATAAGTTTGGATATCCTTCATATATGTCTAGTGCTTTTTCACATTCCTCTGTTATTTCCCATAAGCCTACTGGTACTTTTGATTTCTGGTCTGGTATTATATTTGCTACACCTCTAAATTCTAGTTTATATCCTTCTAGTATATAGTTTCCTATTATTTTTGCATTTGGGCATCTATATTTCATTTGTCTTATGTTTAGGTTGCTACCATATGCTATATAAATTTTTCTACTCATGCTATTTTTTCCTCCTTATTTTTATTCTTTTTATATTTTGGATTATTATATCCATATCTCCATGCTGCACTTCCATCTAGATGTTTATATAAGTGTTCCCTGTAGTTCTTGTATTCAGGTCCTATGAATCCTATTCTGTTTAGGTATACCCTCATTGCGAATTTTTCATTTTCTTCTTGTGATTTTTTATTACTTGCTTTCTTTTGTGTTAAGGCTTGATTGTTCATTGCTAGTGCTAGTAGTATGTATGCCTTAATTTTTCCTGCATGTAAGGTTGAGTTGAAACCTCTTAATTCTACTGTGTGATTTCCTGTGAAGAAGCTATGTAGGTTTAATAGGTGATATCTACTTTCGTGGTAGTGTATATGGGTTCCTGCATTTCTTTCGTTGTACCATATATCTTTTATTTGTTGCATTGTTTTTGGTCTTTTCTTTTTTATATTATTTACAAGTCTTTCATCCATTTTCTTGCAGTATCTCATTCTTGCTTCTTCTATTTGTAGTGCTTTATATAGTAAGTCATTTTTACTTGCTATTATTTGTATGAAGTTCTTTATACTTTGTACTGTGTGGTTTGAGCCATCTAGGTGTATGTGTATTCCGCAGCTGTCATTTACTTTGGCTCCTCCTGCTCTTAATAGTCTTGCAAGTCTTTGAACTAGGTCTATGTCTATTTCTGTTAGTATTGGACTTACTACCTCTACTGAGTAATCCCAGTCATTCGTTTTGCCTCTGGAATTTTCTTTCCTGATGCTCGCATCACTCATTACCTTCCATGTCCTTCCGTCTGGTCCTATAACTTTTTGTGTATCATAGTAGTCACTTGAACTTGTTATCTCACCTCCTATCTCATCTGCAATTATTCTTGCAGCTTTTCTTCTTGTTAGCCCTGTCATTTCAATTTCTATGCCGAACGTCCCTGTTAACATAATTATCATCTCCTTGATTAAACAATACCACAAAACACACTTTATATCCAGCAAAATGGCAATAATAAACAAATAATATTTTTGTTAAAACACTTGACAAATCAATGTTTTTAAGCATCAAAAAAGAGGGCAATACCAATTGGTACTACCCCCCTAAATCTTATTTCAAATATGCATTTGCCATATATCCTGATTTTCCATTTACTATTACTGCATCCCAATTGAATCCATCTGCTGTTCCAACATTTTCTGCAGTTACTGTTACCTTTGTTCCTTTTTGATAAGCTCCTAGATTACTTGAACCTTTACTTGCTCCACTTCTTAATATCAATCCACTATTAGCAGTTATTATTTTAGTTTTTGGTTGAACTTGATTTGTAGCACTTGGAATTGTTAATTTTTGTCCTATATTTATTAGATTTACATTTGCTATATTATTAGCCTTTGCTATTGCTTCTATCGTTGTTCCAAATTGTTTTGCTATTTTTGTTAATGTATCTCCTTTTACTACTGTATAGACATTTCCTGTTGGTGCTGGTGTGTTTGGTGTGCTATTTGAAACATATTCTATATATGGTAATTTTCCATGCTTTGTCCATTTTCTTTGGCTTAAGTTTGTTATTTGAACTCCATCAGCCCATGCTGGTGTACATTCAACAACTTGACCATTTCCAATGTATACTCCAATATGTCCTTTTAACCATACTGCTTCTCCTGGTGTTATATTTCCAAAGTCAGTTGATAAGTTACTACATTTTTCTATCATTGAATCTGCACCAATATCTTGTACATTATTACTTGCATATTTAGTATTAGGGAATCCCCATAGAATTCCTTTTATTAAGCAAACACAATCGAATCCATAATATCCTTTTCCTATAAGTTTTCTAAATTTTGCTTGTCTGGCCGCAGTGTACCAAGTTGGATATTGTTTTGCTTTTGCTGCAATTATACTTTCTGTTACAGGTTGTCCAAAACATCCCCACATATAAATTGTATTCATATTTGCTACTTCTTTTAATTTTGCTATAAATTCATTACTATTCATCTTATTAAACCTCCATATTATCTTTATTTTTCTCTGCAGTTTGTTCTGCAGAATTTTGTTTTTCTGCAGTTTTATCTGCAGAATTATTTTGTTTTGCAAAATAGAATGTAATTATCATTGTTAATATTGGTAGAAATTGCTCTGCTCCAATTCTTCCTACTATTGTTAGAAATGAAAATACTAGAACTAAAATAATTGTTATTATTGATTTTAGGTCTATCAGTTTCTTTAATTCTTCCATTCTTAATCCCTCCTTCCGTTCTTAATAATTTCTTGTTTTATATCTGCAAATTCTTTTATTGCTCTTTCATCATGTTGTCTAAATTCATTAGCTTGAATATCTATAGAAATTTTTAGCAAATTTAAACTTTCTGCTATATTCTTGTTTGATGATGATAGTTCTTTTAGTATTTGTGCATTATTTTGCTTTTCTTCTTTATAATTTTTCCTATCTTCTAACCATTGCCAAATAAAAAGACCAGCCAATACGACTAGTCCTCCATATCTTGCTACCAATTCAACTGTTTCTCCCATTTTACTATTCCTCCTTTTTATGCTGTTCTTTTCCACATATACACCGCCAAATATGGTTGTCTTATATCTAATGAGCTTGAGCCTCCTGATGCTGTTGTTCCCCATACTTGTGTCCAATGATTAAATGAGCCTCCACCCGCTCCACTTCCTGTTACAGAATATGTTGCATTTCCTCCTTGAGCAACATCTAAATCATTCGCATGTTTAAATCCTAAATTTCCTACACTTGAATTTGTTGAACCTATTGCTGCTGACAATGTTCCATTTCTACTTGTATTACTTCCATGTGTATGAGATATGCTTCTGGTGTTTGACCCACCAGTTGCATTTACCGAATATGTATTTCCTGCTCCTACAAGAACTCTATCTTTTAATTGTTCCCAGGTTCCACCAAATAATGTTGCTGGGCTTGTACTATTTATACTCATATATATACTACCTACTGGATATACCAAATTAAATATTCTTTTTAATATTGGATCGCTCATTTTTCCCTCCTATGCTGTTCGTTTCCAAACATATACAACTAAATATGGTGGCATATTACTTGTTGTTCCAGTATCTCCGTGGCTATGAGAACCTCCTCCACCAGTTGAATTTGTTTTTGTTCCCCAACTCTTAAATCTAACACAAGAATTTGTATAAGAACCATTTTGTACTATATCTGAGTTGTTACCAGAAGCATCCCAAATTATCATTCTATCTGCATATTCGTGATTATGAGATGGTATTTCAGATGTAGTTAATGTATGTCCACCAGTAGTATGTTTGTGATTTGCATTTCCTCCTGTTTTTCCCCCTGCATATGTATCTCCTGCAGATAGTAAAAATTTATCTTTTATTTGTACCCATGTTCCTCCAAATAAAATTGCTGGATTTGTATTGTTTACACTTATATATACACTTCCAATTGGATACATCAAGTTAAACATTCTTTTTAATATTGGATCGCTCATTTCTCCCTCCTATGCTGTTCGTTTCCACATATACACAACTAAATATGGAGGCATATTATTATGTGCTTGATTCCCACCAACATCTGCACTCCATATGTTAGGATTATTAAAGTTTTGATAATTTAAATCTCCATGCTTCAAATCCCATCCATACATAACTCCTCTTTTTAAAGTATTTCCTGCACCATTAAAATTATTTAAAGCATGATTATGGCTTGGCATTTCGTTAGTGGTTAATTTATGTGTAGCTGCACCACCTGTTGCTCCATTTGAATATGTGCTCCCTGCTCCTAATAAAAACCTATCTTTCAGTTGTGTCCAAGTTCCCCCAAATAAAGTCTGTGGACTTGTACTATTTACACTCATATAAATACTTCCAACTGGATATATAATATTTATTAATTCTTTCAAATTATTTATTAAAGGTTTTGCCATTTTTTTCTCCTTTATGTAACAAACTCAAACAAGCTACTTGCAGGTACATCCCATAAAAATTGAATAGTGGTACTATTTGCACCACTATTTCCTATTTCTTTAAAATGTGTTCCCCTTACAAGTCTTACTCCTTCATAATATATTGTAAAATCATTTGTTCCCACTACATATGTAAAAGGTACTGTATAATTTGTACTGGCTGATATTTTTGCACTAGTAGTTAGTATGTATGATATTCCTTTAAATCTCATTTTTTGTAATCGAATCTCTGTAGCTTTTACTGTGCCTTTAAAGTCTCCGCTTCCTTCTGGTAAAGTTCTATCTGGAATTTTTCCCACACCAATCATCTTTTTAGTTCTGTTAAGAACTAGTGTACTATCCCCACTCGTTACTTCTATCGTTCTAGTTGCTGTACTTAATTTATCTGTGACTCTTATTTCTACCACATATTCTGTTCCTACTGCATATCCAGTTAAAGTATTGCTTTTAGTATTATTAGCAAAAGAACCATTGTTCATTGTGAATTTACTTGTAATATCTGTCCACGAACCAAAAGAACCATTTTTTGTTTTTTGTCTAAATTCTATTTTTGTAATTGCATTACTAGTTGCTCCAAAATTGACATTTGTATATGTTCCATTTCCTATAATATTTGCAGTAGTTCCAATTCCATTTTGTCTAACTATGGACATATTTTTTATTACTACATTAGCATAATCAACAATTGTCGCTGTTTTCGTAACACTTGTCACATTACTTCTACTATCAATTGCTTTTACTACTATAGTTCCAGTTGTCACTTTATCTACTTGCATTGTTACTTCTGCCGTACTGCTATATGTCCCTTCTTTTGTTAGGCTACCAATTTCAGTTCTATATTTAACCATTGTTGCACTCTTTTGTGCAGTTGCTTTGTTTGTCGTAGATATCGTTGTTTTTACATTCGAATATCCTTTTATTAACTTTTGATTATTTCCTGTAAGAGCAGTTGTAGTTGAATTTACATCTGCATATGTAAAATTCGTAAAAGTTGGATTTGCTGATGTAACCGTTGCCTTTTTTGACACTTTATTTGTATAACTTGTTCCATTGCAAACTGTTTCAACTACAAAATTCACTGCCATTGTATTTGAGTTTGGAGTTGCTGCATAATGTGAATTGTTATCTGTACTTGTCCAAGCAAATGTATATGGTGTCGATATACCTGTTCTCTTTGTACATATTAAAGTTCCTCTACTAGTTTCTACCCAAGCATTTACTGTAGAGCCACTTGGATTTGTAAATGCTATACTGGTGTTTGTTCCTATATTGTAGTCAGATGCAGATGTTATCTTTGCTATATCATGTGTAGTTACTGAAATAGTATTACTTTCTGACCACAATTGGCTATCTTTTCTTCTAACCTGTAATTGAAAATTGTAAGATGTTGCTGGACTTAACCCTGTAAAAGTTACAGGATTTCCTGATAAGTCTATCCAACTGCCCCCATTAATTCTTCCTCTTATATAATCTATGGTTGCATCTACTGAATAATTTAATTTAACACTATTTACTGTCTTACTATTAAGACTACAACTCACATTTGCATATCTTGGAATCGTTGGAAAGCTAACATATTGTGATATCGAAATATCTGTCGGAATTATTGATGATGATGTTAATCCAGAGTGCCAGTTTCCATATAAAGTAGTTCCACCTGCTCCTGTGCTTCCATCATGCCATACGGTAAACGAACTTGAACCAAGTGTCCACCATCCGCTCCCAGACCAGTCAAATTTAGCATATGTATTTCCAAGTCCATTCATATTGTAGTATGCATCATTCGTATTATTGTTATAGTTTCTTCCTGTGTAATTTCTTTTTTCTGCATACAAAGTCATACTTACATAAGTGCAACAATTATTAATGTCTTGACTATAGCTATATTCAATTATTAATCTACAATTTTTTGACCAATCTCCATATATTGTAGCCATATATATTCTCCTTTTTTACAAAATAAATAGACAGTCATCGCTGTCTATGGTCATCTTTTGGAACAAAAATGTTTCTATTTTTAGAGTTCCTTTTATTTCTGTATTAGTTAACAATACTCTTAAATTATTTAGAGTTAAAATAATATTGTTCATATCCGTGTTATCATATACACTAAATCCCATATTATTTATTACTGTTTTGATATCCGAATCTGTTGATGTAATCTCTACTCCATTATAGTATAGGCTTAATGCTGTTCCCATTATCTCGCCAGTTGCTGGTTCCCAGTTGCTTCTTAAATTACCTTCTTTAATTATTAAATCTGTTATAAAACCGCCTTTAGTATTGTCGACATATGAACATTCTAATTGATATGTTACTTTTCCATTTGAAGTAAAAGTATATGTTATTTCTTCTAGGTTCTTGGCCTCTGTTGTATTTACTAATTCAATAGTATCTGTATTTGTTATTTTAAAAATTATTCTATTTCCTGATGTGTTACTATATTTAAATGTTATTGTGTATTGCTGACCTTCTATCAATGTTATTTCCTGGTGTTTTATTATTTTATTCGTTGCATATATCATTGCTCCAGAGTTTGTTAGTGCTTTTAAGTCCGATATTTCTCCAAACATTGTATTTCCGCTTCCACTTATTTCATATTGGTCTGTGCCATAAATACCTACTGAATTTATTACTTTATTCCTTCCACCTGATATTTGAATTGATTGTGCTATCCTATCTACTGTTACTGAAATATCAGCTATCTTTTTTTGATTATCATCAATGTCTTTACTATTTTGTGAGACTATTAACTTTAGTCCTTCTACATCAGTAGAATAAAATTCTCCTGTATTTAAATTTATATAAAAATTTCCATCTTGAGATTTCAATATACCTGTTGTAATTATACTTGCATCCATTACTCCTGCCGTTATAAAATCTGCAACTATTTGTCCATCTGCAGTCATAGCGATTTCAAATGGGCCATTGATTCCATTTTTTGAATAGCCTAGTCCTTCTATATTCCATCTCCATACTTTTTGAGCAGTTACTGGATTGTTAGTATCCATTATAAACAATTCACTTTGTGTTTTATATACATATCCACCCATTGCATTTGCTATCGAAGATGTTGCAAAGTCTTTTATTTGTTGTAGGCGATTCGGTATTCTTTCAAATTCTTCTTCAGTATGTCTTTGTTGATTTATTTGTGTTGTTACATAGTTAGACTTTATATTTCCTAATTCTAACGATATATATCTTTCTTTTAGAACATCCCATTGGTATTTCACTATTTTTATTGAAATATCTATATCCAGTGTATCCACTCTTGTATATAGTGTATCTCCCAGTTTTAATGTTTCTAGGAAATCATATTTTCCTTTATACTCTTTGGTCTTTGATAGTTCTATCAGCTCTACTTTTATATCGACAACTGGCACATCTATTTTGTCTTTTTCAAACATTTCATTTGCCTTTGCTCTTAACATTTCGTAGGCTTCTTCTTCATTCACATTGTTTTCTGGATGTTCATCATCATCTACAATTTGCACTTCCGAAAACTCTACTTTCTTTATCTTTTCATTTGGATATTGTTCTATGTGAGAACTTTCTACATATTTTTCTGGTAGTAGTAATCCATCAAACCCCTGTGGCATTATCTTTGTAATAATATTGCTATAGTCTATATCTACTTCTATTCCTGTTAGGTTTTTACCTGCAATTATTTTATATCCTGTATCTGTTCCTCTGCTTTCTAGCATCTTTATAGTAAAATTATCTCTTTCTAATTCTCCACCCCAAACATTTATAAAAGAATTTTCTATATTTCCAATTAAACATTCAACTGGATTTCTTCTAACATATCTAGCAGTTGCAATTTTAGTTATATCAGAGTATGCAGTAAACTTACTGTTACTATTTACTGTATGATCTACTAACCATTGTAGTGCTGCTTGTCCAGCTAGTTTTTGTGGATATGTGTCTTCTATAAAATCATCATTCCAATCGTAGAATATATGCATAGCAACTACACTTTTTCTATTGAGGTTTTTCTTTACATGTTTAATTCTAAACAATTGATATGACTCTACACTCTTTGCTCTTATTATATTTCCCTCTTTGATTTCTTCTGCTAGATATCCTTTTGCTGGATATTCCATTTCTAGTTCATATCCACCATTCAATTCTTCAGTTATTTTTGCTGATATTACATCTCTTAATATTCCTATTCCGTTATTATTAAAATCTGTTGTAAATTCATTATAAATTGTTAACATCTTTAGCCTCCTTAAATATAGGCTTTTCTATATTTTATTTGCATAGTTGCATTTCCTGTTATTTGTATTTTATTATCTCCTGGTATTAGGATTGGAAATTCTCCATTCATTTTGTCATTTTTACTTTTAGTTCCTTTATAAGCATTTTGTAATTCACAATCCAATTCTATATATTCTTCATCTATTTTTAATGTACTTACCTTATGGTTAACTGATAGTGTTACTTCTCCTGTACCACTTATTTTTATGTATGGGTACATCTCTGCCGTGCTATCTATTTTTAAAATGTTTTCACTAGTATTGTTACAGTTGTATGTATATTCTTGTATACTTTGTGCAATTGGTTGCAACTCTAGTTGAATTATGAATTCTCTATATATTCTAAATACTCTTTCTAGGGGAATACTGTTAGTTATTGCTGCATTATAAAACTTATCTGGCTCATCTGAAAATGTTATTGTACCGAAATTAGTCAACCAATTAGTTATACTTCTTGCATCTATATTGCTCTTTAAAGTACACTCTAGCGATATAGATATTGGTTCGTAGCAGTTTTCATCAATATGTAATGTTCCATTTCTTCCTGGTACTTGTATTATTTCCATTCTTCTTTTAGGTTTAATTATAGGAGGCAACTCTTTTAGAATTACCCCCATATCTTTTGAATTTATTCCATTATATATAAAATATGCTCCCATCTATTAGCCTCCTTTTGCTGCTAGTTTTCTATTTCTGTAGAATTCAATTTCTTCTACAAGATTCTCAATATCCTGTTCTCTTTCATTTATGAATTTATCTATTTTAAGTGTAAAGTTAGAGTTATTATTATTTGTAGTATTATTGGTTGTATTTCCATATCCTACATTTGCCTGTCTTTTCAAAGAATTTAATCCTACATCAAGGTTAGCAGTTAAGTCTGGTGCTTTTAATAGTGAATTCATTTTGGCTCTTAAATTAGCTGACTCGTTATCAATACCATCCATGAATCCAAGTATCATATTTTCTCCCCATTCAATAATGTGTCTACCTTCTCCTTCTTTGGCTGGAGAGTGGAAACCTAGAAATGATGCTACTGATTTCACAATCCCAGAGGCCGCATCTTTTACTTTTGATGACATTGCTTTTATTCCATCTATGAATCCCTGAATCATATTTCTACCCCAATTTTTAGCACTGTTTATCATTTCTGTGAATTTCTCTGAAACTGCATTCTTTATCTCATTTACTTTGTTGCCTATTGAAGATTTAATATCTCCCCATGTATTTACTGCATTGGTTTTTAGAGTATTCCATTTTCCCTGAACATCTTGTACTATCGGAGCAACTTTTTCTGAAATATTACTTTTTATTTGTCCGCCATTTCTCTGCCGCAGCATTCTTTATTGCATTGAATTTTTCTGCCGTTCCTTCTTTAAGTTCATTCCATTTATTTGAAACTGCATTTCCTATATTAGTTGCTGTTTCACTTATTTTATTTTTAACATTATTCCAAGCTTCTGCAGTTCCTGTTTTAATGTTTGTCCATGTTTCTGATATGTTATTTTTCATATCATTCCATTTGTCACTTACCCAAGTCTTGACAGATTCTACTGTGTCCGATACTTTTTGACTTATATTATCCCAAGCCTCTGTGGTTTTAGTCTTTAATTCTTCATATTTTTCTGACACATTTGATTTAATATTTTCCCATGTTTCTATAGTATTAGTTTTAATTTCGTTCCATTTATCTGACACAAAATTACATATATTTTCATAATAGTAATTGTGTTGATACATCCATTCATGTGCTGAAACAACACCATCTTTAATATTATTCCATGTATTAATAGTATTGGTTTTTAATTCGTTCCATTTATCTTGGATTCCAGTCTTAATATTATTTACTAAATTTGATGTATTAGTTTTTAGATTCTCCCATGCATTTGATGTTGAAGTCTTTATGTTTTCCCATGTTTCTGCTGTTTTAGTTTTTACATTATCCCATGCATTTGATATTCCATTTTTAACATTTTCCCATCCTTCTGATGCTTTCTGTTTTATATTGTTCCATCCATTTGACCATGATTCTTTTATATTGTTTATTCCATTACTAAACCAGTTTTTGATGTTTTCCCATCCTGCAGACAGAATTTCTCCTATCTTTGACATTGTATCTCCTATATTTAGTAAGGCATTTATGAAAGATGCTATCCATCCTATTACTGTACCAATTGCATTTATTATTGGTTTCAATGCACTTAATAATTTAGTTACTATGGTTATTACTGGTTGTATAGCATCTATTAAGAATCCCCACCAATCTGCTAGGAGTGAAACTGCTGTTACTAGAACATTTCCTATCACTTCTATTAATGGTTGAATTGCCTCCCATAGTGCTGCAAGTAATTCCATAACTACATCTATTATTGGTTTTATTGTATTCCATAATTTTTCGACAACATTTTTAACCTTTTCTAGTGCTTCATGAACTTTCTCTTTGAATTCATCGTTGGTGTTATATAAGTGTACAAGTGCGGCTATTAATGCTGTTATTCCTATAACTACTAGTCCAACAGGACTTGTAATGGCTCCTATTGCAGTTGAGAATATTTTTGCTATTCCCCCTGCATTTCCTATCGCAGTGGATACTTTTCCAAATACAGAAACTACATTCCCTATTGAACTTGTTAGTTTTCCTGCTATGCTTAATACTGGACCTATTGCGGCCACTATCCCAATTAGTTTCAATTGGCTTTTTCTCGTTTCTTCATCTAAATTTTTGAATGATGTTGCCCACTCTTTTATTCTTTCTACGATAGGTTTTACCATATCTACCAAGTCTATTATTACTGGCAATAATGCTTGGCCCAGTTCTATTGCCATATCTGTTATGTTATTTTTTAATATTGCTATTTGGCTTTCTGTAGTTCCATATCTTTGGTTAGCTTCATTTGTTAATGCTGTATTTTCTTCCCAGCTTTCATTTGCTAGATTTATTGCATCTGTCATTACTCCACTAGCATTTGCAAGAGAAAGTATTGTATTACTTAATCTTACTTCTGTTAATCCCATGTCATCTAAAACTGCTATTGCTGATTTTCCATTTCTTTCTGTATTATTTAGTCCATCAATAAAAGCACTTAAGGCTCCAACGGCATCTGTTTCAAATGCTTTTTTAAATTCATTTGCAGTCATTCCTGCTACACTAGAGAACTGATTTAATTCTTGTCCACCTAATTCTGTTGCAAGTTGTATTTTCTTTAGTAATTTAGACATCGCAGAGCCTCCTGCTTCTGCCTCAATACCTACACTTGACATTGATGTTGCTAATGCCATTATTTGTGCTTGACTTAATCCTGCTAATTCTCCAGATGCTGCAAGCCTAGTTGCCATACTAACTATATCTGATTCTGTTGTAGCAAAGTTATTTCCTAATGCAACTATAACTGAACCAAGTCTGCCGTAATCAGAGGCTGACATTTTAGTTACATTAGCAAATTTAGCCAATGCAGATGCGGCCTCATTTGCTGCCAAGTTGGTTGATTCTCCCAAGTCTATCATTACTCTAGTAAACGATAAAACATCTTCAGTCTTTATACCAAGTTGTCCAGCCGCTTCTGCTACGGCACTTATTTCAGTTGTTGATGCTGGAAGTTCTTTAGACATATTTCTTATGCCTAATTCCAACTCTGCAAATTGTTCCTCTGTTGCCTCTACGGTCTTTTTTACTCCTGCAAAAGCACTTTCAAATTCTATTGCTGACTTTGATGCTAATGTACCAACTGCAACTATCGGAGCAGTAACTGTCCTAGTAAGTGTACTCCCTACTTTTTGCATTCCATTTCCAACTGCAGTTATCTTTTGACCTGCATTTGTTAAGGTTTCTCCAAGTTTTTTCCACTCTGCAGTATGACCTTTTATATCTTGATTTAATTGTTCCAACTCTTTTTCCATGTTATTTAGAGTTGCAGTTGCATTATTTAATTGTGCTTTTAATTTTTGTGTTTCTGTTGCATCTTCGCCTTTTGCTTTTGCAGATGCCTTATATTGTTCATTTAATAATTCTACTTTTGCTTTTTGATTTAAAATGGCTTCACTTAAGTTTGCTGCTTTAACTTTCAAACTTTCAGTTGTGTTTCCGAAATTTTGCATACTAGACTTTGAAAGTGTCAACTCTGATTTTAATGTTCTTAAGTTATTATTTACTTTTGTTATGCCTTCTTTAAATCCTGATGAGTCAAAAGCAATTTCAATTCCTAATTTTGCTAAAGTTTCTTCTACTGCCATTTCTAAAAACCACCTTTATATAAAAATTTCATCGATGTAACCCATCTCTGATTCATTGTGGTTTTCTGTTTCTGCTTTGCTCTTTGACATATATTCAAAATGTATTTCGGAAAGTATACACAATTTCTTTGGTGTCATTTTCCAAAATTCTTTTTCTGGTATATGCAGTATTTGTGTTCCTAAATAATAAAGCCATCCCCAGTCCCAGCTTTGTTCTGCTGTTCTTGGTGATGACTCATTTAGTTTTTTGTTTCTTCATCCGCTTCTGGCAACGAACCTGCTACAGAAGCATTTATCTTATTTGTTATTTCCACGATATTACTCATATTTATCATTCTTCCAACTTTTAATAATGTTAATTTTGGATTTTGTGTTTTTAGCATTGCATATAGTACATCTCTTATTGCTTTAAATGAACCTTTTTCTAATCCATCTAATGCTTTAGTTGGATCACCATATATTTCTTCCAATTCTGCAAATGCATTCAAATCCAAACTTATATCATATTCAATTCCTTCTAACACGATTGTGTTCCCAGAGACTTCTCCCTTCATTTCTTTTCCAGTTACTTTTTTTGTAGCCATATTTATTTCCTCCTAATAATTTATTTGTGAAGAAGCAGGAGGATTTCTTATCCTTCTGGGTTTGTTTCTGTTGGTATTTCTGGAACTTCATCAAACCATGTTTTTAGTCTTTCTGGTTTTGAGCCTTCTGAATCTTCATCTTCCATGATTCTCCAGTTACCATCATTTCTTGAATAGAAACTTCCTTTTAAGCTATTTGTTTTTGGTGTCGCCTTTTCTCCTATAGTTTCGTATTCATCTTCTGTATGTTCGAATTTACCTTTTAGTAACCAAACATATCTGTATTTTCCGTTTGATTTCTTGCTTCTAAATCCTAGAGCAATGTCTGGTGCGATGTCATCTTTATTTTCAATTAACATTCCATCTACTACTTTTGAGCCTTGTAGTAAAGCTCTAGATTCTATTGTCAATTGGTTTAGTTCAATTTCTACATCACATGAATCAAAATTGTTCAAAATATCTTCAACAGAATCATCTGAATATAATTTCTCTGATGATGTTTTTGGTGATATTTTTGCTTTAATTGACCTTTCTAATTTTAATGGTTTAGCATAAGTTGTACCAGTAGCATCATCTTTTGATACTTTTGCTACTGTTAAATTTTCTAATCCTATTTGTCTTGGCATTTTAAATTCCTCCTACTTTTTTTATTTTTGTGAAGGAGCAGGAGAATTTGCTTTAATATTTATACTCTGCATAATAGCAATCAATTGCTTTATGAAAAATTTTATTTTCTCTTTCATAAAGGTCTTGACATGTTATCGAATAAAATTCGTTTTCTTTTAGTGCTTGTACTACTTTATTTTTTATATCTGTTGGATCATCTTTTGAGAATACATCCACTTGAAAATGATGTCCGATTATTTCTTCACTATCATCTGACCCAGCATCTGCTTTTTCTAACAATTCAAAATATGTTATATATGTTGAATTCTTTCCTGTATATGTATCGAACTCTACATCGTATCCTAGTTCAGATAATACTTTATAAATTTTTTCGTGTGCATCCATCATTTCAATTCCCTTCCAACTATATTTTTGAAGATTTCTAGCGACTCCATTACTTTTTTCTTATATGCTGGTCGCATAAAAGGTTTCTTACCATAATACTTACTTGACCAGGGACCTGATGAGGCTCCCCACTCAATGAATTTTGCATAATAGTATGGTGAATTATCGCCTTTCGTAAATCCTACTATTACTTTTTTCTCTGTTCCTAATTGCTCTACATCTCCAATTTCTATATGGTCTGCCATATGTCCTTTTGTACCGCTAGGAGTTTTACTTTTTCTTGCTTTTCTTCTTGCTTCATCTCTTATTGGCTCTGCGGCTTTTATGAGAGCCTGGTTAACAACTTTATTTAATTTTTCTGGCATATTTTCCATTTTTTTATATAATTCTTCATACCCATACATTCTTATGTCATAATCACTACTCATTTTCTATTGCCTCACATCTTATTTTGATTTCGATGTTCCTTTCATTAACATTTTCAATTCCAAGTATGTTATATGGTCTTTTATAAAATATTCTACACTTTTCTGTATTTGAAAGTTTATTTTCCAAATCTTTATTGTATCGTATAGTTATTTCATTTTTCATTTTAGAATTTATAGAATTTGCTATATCTTCTTCATTTTTGATATTTGTACTTATATTGGCCCAAACTTTCTTTGTATCATGCCATTCTTGTTTGGCTATTCCTCTACTATTTTTGGTAGTAGTGTATTCTTGTATCACTATTCTTTTATTGTATTGACTCGTTTTCATTTTCCTCACTATCCTCATTTCCATATCTAATTTGTATCAGCAAATTATCTAATGAATATTTCAGACCTTTAGTGCTTCCTGTAGCCGCTCTGTTTTCATACCAATGATTTATCAATATTCTTTGGCATAGCTCTGCTTTAGGACTATCTTTGTCATAATCTCCACAAGCAGATTTTATATAACTATCTGCGGCACTTATTAAACTTTTTATCAACTCATCTTCATCATCATTGTCAATTCTGCAATATAATTTTGCCTGTTCTACAGTTATCATACTTTTTACCTCCAAAATGCATAAAACATCTATTTTTGAGCCTTATACTTACACTATTTCAATTTAAAAATGGCTTAAAATCCATTGTCATGCTTTGTTTTTTCCCTATTTTTACTGAAAAACAGAGGGGTTGCTCTTACCCCTCTGCCTCTGTTCCTTTATCTGTTTGAGTTACTGCAACACCATCTGTTATTGCTAATTCTCCATAGATGTATGCTTCGTTATCTGTTTTGATAACATCATATCTTTCTAGGATTCTGATTAAAGTAGCATTCTTTGTAAACCCTGCTTCTTTAGATTTAGCAATTTCGTATCTTTCACGATTTACAAATGTTATTGCTTCTTCTAGATTTCCGTAAAACACTGGTGCTTTACCATCTTTACTTGGTATATCATTATTTGAATATACATCAATTGTTAGTCCTTTGAACATTTTTTGTGTTGGATTCTTTGGATCTGGTTGTAATATTGGTCTACCATTTTCATCAACTGCATTGTCCAATTCATCAAATCCATCTTGATTTGTTATGATTACACTTCCTGGTATTAATGCTGGATCAATATCTTTGTTTAATGACCTTTTTAATGCTTTCCAATCTGCAAGTTCTTTTGCAGTTTTATCGGCTTTCATTACGGCTAGTATATCTGCATTTTCTGTTTTTACGGCTTTACGAGCAAACCATCTTCCAACATAAGCCATTAACCCTGATTGTTCATCAGAAAGTAAAGTATTTGATACTGGTAATATTGCACCTTTATTTTTGATGCTATAACCTTTTGTCTTGAATTTTGGTCCATCTTCTTGTGGTATTTCTTCCATCTCATCGATGTCAGTTAATAAACTCATTGTGCTATTATTTTCATATACGAAAGAACCTGTAACAACAGTTGTTCTGTATTCTCTTACATGAGTTCTTAAAGATTTGTATTGTCTTTTATACTCATTTATTCTTGTGTTTTCATCTGTTGGTACTAGGATGCTTCCGTTTGGATCATCTTCATCTGCTTTTTCAATTAGAGCATTTTCTGCAGGTGTTAATTTTTTACCTGTTATTGCTTTTATAAATGCTTTATTTACATCAGCTTTCTTATTTTCAACAGGTTCTGTAACTGGAGTTCCTGCATCTTGATTTAATTCTTCCTCCATTTTTTCAATTTCTTCTGCTTGTTTAATTTGTTCGTTTATTGCTTTTGCTTCTTCAGTTTTTGCTTTTGCTTCTTCTAGCTTTCCTTCCTCTGTTAATTTTTTTGCATCTGCTACCATAGCAGCAAATTTTTGTCTTAATTCTCTTAAATTCATTTTGAATTCCTCCTATATTTTTATTTTTGTGAAAGAGCAGGAGGAACTCTGCTTTGTTCTGTTTTGCTTATATATTCAAATAGTTTTATTGCATACTCAATAAATCTATTTCAATTTTCAATTTTTCTAATTCTATTTCATCTTGGACTTTTTTCATTTTATTTTGTATTTGACTTATGCTATTTTGCATACAAGCATTTACTTTCTTTTTACTGAAATCAAATCCAGTTTGATTTTTTTCTTCTGTATCTGTGTACAATACTTCATCTATAAAGCCAAGTTCTTTGGCTCTATATGCATTCATCCACATTTCATCTTCCATCATTTTTGCTAATTCATCTCGAGGTAGTTTTGTTTTTAGTTCGTAAGCATTAATGATTGCCGCTTCTACTTCTTCAAGTCTAGCAATTGTTTTCTGGAAATCTTTTTTATCTCCCCAGTCAAATGTACTAGGTAGATGTATCATCATCATCGCTGTTGGACTCATTTGAATTGTATCTCCTGCCATTGCAATGAAAGAAGCAGAACTTGCTGCAAGTCCATCTATTTTGACATTTACTTTTCCTGTATGTTCTTTTAGCATTGTATATATTTGACTTCCTGCAATAACATCTCCACCTGGACTATTTATCCAAACGGAAATATCTTTTCCTTTATATTTGTTCAATTCATCTTTGAACAATTTTGGAGTTACTTCATCTCCCCACCATGTTTCTGATGCTATTTCTCCCTCTAATACTAATTCTGGTGTATTAGTCATCAAATCTTTGGTCCAGTTCCAAAATTTATTCATCCTCTTGCACCTCCTTTACTTCTTCTTTATTTTCGTTATTTTCGGCCTCCTGGTTCGAATCTGTTGGTTCTTTATTGTTACTCTGTCCTTTGGACATTTGATATTCTTCTAATTTATCTAAAAATGTATAATTCAGACTAATTAAATGTTTTTTACCTAATCCATCTTCTAATGCAGGTAAGTCTTCTTTATCTCTGATTTCATCAATGTTGTATGCACCAATTCGTTCCATTATTTCGTAGTATTCCGCTCTTGATTTACTATCCCCTCTTAATTCAGAATCTACATTGTATTTGCAATAGTAGTTCTTTTGTTCTGTAGGTGTAAATAGTTGAAAATTCAAAGCCTGTTCCCAACTAACCAACAATGGTTGCAAAGTATTCTTTACAAAACTTATTGATTGATGCTCTATATTACTAAAAGTTGCATGTTCTAAATCTGCTATCATATGTGGTGGTACATTGTATATTCTTGCTATGTCTGTGGTGTTTAATTTTTGTGTTTCAATAAATTGGGCATCTGCCTGACTCATTGTTAAATCTTGATATGTTATTCCAGAATCCAATATTGCTATACGATTTGCATTTGTCATTCCAGTATTCATCTTTTCCCATTCTTCACGAACTATTTTCTTTGCTTCTGGTTTTAATGTTACACCTGGTACTGATAATACACCTTTGGCTGTAGTTCCGTTTTTATAGAATTTTGATACATATTTTTGAGATGCCATTTGACTTCCAATTGTTTCTCTAGCTACTGCAATTGGAGACATTCCTTTTAGTCCTGTAAGTCCTATATTTTTTATATGTAGCACATTTTCATATTTTAGCTTAACAGATTGTCCATCAGGTAATACAGTCGTATACCAAACCCTTCCATGATTTTTATCATCTGTTACTACTTCTGTTAGTTCTGGATTTAGTATCCACAAACCTTTAGGATATCCATCTCTACCAAATTGTATTTCTGCATATGCATTTCCATACAATTGTCTGTGGGCTTCCATTGTCATTTTAAAGTCAAAAGGTGTCATATATGGATTTGGTCTAGTTTCTAACAATTGTGTTACTGCATGTCTTTCATCTTTTATCTTTTTTCCACCTTTATTGTTATAGACATGTAATGGCAGTTTTGCTACACTTTGACTCAATAATCTTATACATGCATATACTGCCGCCATTTTCATAGCAGTTTCTTCGTTTACTACTTCTCCAGATGATGTTTCTCCACCATTTATCCAGTTTACAAACCATTTAGAAGGAGTGGTTACATTTGACTCTTTTTCTGTTTCTGCAGTTTCATTATTTATTAAATTTTTAATGATATTCTTAATTCCCAATTTTCTCCCTCCTATAAAGAGAATTCATCTCCTAGTATTAATTTATTTAAGTCTATCGTTGTATCTAGTAATCTAGCTCTACTATGGCTATTTACCATTGCGGCCGCTGGATCAATTCTGTTTTTGCTTTTTGCTTTGTCTAGGCATATATTTCCGTTTGGGTCCTGACGAGTGATACAATTAGATATTGCCCAAGTTAACACTGGATTCTGGTTATGTATTATCTTTTGTTGATATACTAAAGCCAGAATATCTTTTGTAGGCTCTGATAAAGTTGCATATCCCTGTCTTACTGCTACCATTAGAAATCCTTCGTTTTCCAAATCATTCGCAATTTGTGTACTATTCCAGGGGTCAAAACATATTTCTTTTATCTGGAACTTTATCGCTGCATTTCTTATGTATGCTTTTACGAATTCATAATCTACTACATCTCCTGGTGTTGCAGTTATATACCCCTGCTTAATCCATACAGAATATGGTACTCTATCAACTTTTTCTTTTTCTTGGACTCTGTTTTCTGGAATAAAACTATGTGATAACATTACATATCTTCCATCTTCTAATCTGAATTCTAGATTTACTGAAGTTAAGTCGGTGGTTGCTGATAAATCTAGCCCACAATAACACTCTTTTCCTAGTAATTCGGATTCTGGTACGAATCCATTACATAAGTGCCATTTTGCCATATCCATCCAAGCAACATCAGAATTTACCCATTGATTAAGATAAAGTCTTCTAAATCCTGCCTCTAGTGATGGTATTTCTTTGGCTCTTATTGCGGTCTGTCTGAATTCTTCTATACTTCTGAATACCCCTAATGCTGGATTTGCAGCAAACCACACTTTTTCATCCCAAATGTCAGCATCTGCTGGTGCTTCATATATTACTGGGTAAAATGTTTTATCGTATTCTTCGCCTCGTTCTTTTTTTCCAATTTGCATTTTTGAATAGTTATATAACTCATAGCAAATTCCATTTGTATCTGCACCTGCAGTTGTTATGCTTATGAACAATGGTTGCCTTCTGGCTCCCATTGAGGTTTTTAAAACATCATACAATTCTCTGTTAGGGGCTTCATGGATTTCATCGTATATTACTACATGAGCATTAAATCCATGTGCTGTTCCAGCTTCTGCCGAAATTGCTCTGTAAAATGAATTTGTGTCATATCTTACTATTCTCTTTTGTGATTCTATTATTTTGCACCTACTCGATAACGCTCTGTTCATTCGAATCATTGCACAACAAGCTTGGTACACTTTCGTTGCTTGTTCTCTCGATGTTGCTGCACTATATATTTCAGCACCATACTCATCATCCATGAATAGACAATAAAGCACTAGTGCTGCTATTAACTCTGTTTTCCCATTTTTTCTAGGTAAAAAAATAAAAGCTTCTCGAATTTCTCGATAGCCTTCATCGTTTACTGTTCCAAATATATCCTTTATGATTTTTTCTTGAAATGGCATAAGATTAAAGGGATGTTTTGCATATTCTCCCTGTGTGTTTCTTAATAGTTTGACAAAATTAACGGCTCTTTGTGCTTTTTCTTCATCATACATTAATGCATCGCCTTCCTAAATAGTGTTTCCATCTCATCTTCATCCTGCTCTCCTGGCAATTGCATTCTACCACGACTACTTGGAGTTAATCCGAATTCTGTCATAAAATCTTTGCATAGTTTCAAATACTTTTGTGCTATTGCTACCTGTGGCAGTTGTTGTATGTATTTGCTCTTTTGGTTTGGTTGAAATATTGTACTCCCTATTTCATCCATCTGTTTTTCCGCTTCTACATATCTACTCCAACATTTGCAGTAAGCCTCCAAAGCTTTTACATCTGCTTCTGTTAGTAATTTGCAATCTGCAAGTAATGGTGCTACTCTATTCCATTCCTCTTTTGCCACTTCATCTAACCATTCAGGTGGTTCTGGATATTCTCCTGGACCATATTCTTTTGCTTTTACCTCTTTTCCTATTCTATCTTCTAGTCTTATTTTTGAGGGATTTCCATTTAATATGTGCATTTGAGTAGGCTTTGGCTTTCTTCCTGGTGTTGCCATATTCTTCCCTCCTATTCAAATATTTCATTGTATTTATATTCCTTATTATCTCTAGTGATAATTACTTCTTCTGAACTTTGTTTTTCTTGTATGTATCTCTTAACAATTGCATCACAATATACTGGATCAAGTTCTACTAGATATGCTGTTCTATCTAATCTCTCGGCAGTCATTAGTGTACTTCCACTGCCACCGAATAAGTCTAGAACGATATCTCCTTTTGCAGAACTGTTCTGCATTAGTATTCCTAATAAACCTAATGGTTTCATTGTAGGATGCAATTTATTTTTCTTTGGTCTTTCGTATTCTATTACACTTGTAGGAATTCCTTTTTGATATTCCTCTATCAGCTCTATCAATTCTTTCTTTGATAGTTTCTTTAATTCATCTATATCTGATTCCAATATAGTTGATTGACTTCGGCCTCCATACCATGTATGCCCTGCACCTTCTTTCCATCCATAAAGGATTGGCTCATGCCTCCATTGATAATCTTGGCGGCCAAGTACGAATTGATTTTTTAACCAAATCAAACATTCTGCCATTTTATACCCAGCATCTATAAATGCTTTTCTAAATGCATAACCTCCAACATCTGAATGAAACACATATATTGGTGCTCCTTCTCTCGAAAAATCATACATACATTTATGAGCTAGATATAAAAAGTTTTCGAAATCATCTTCTTCCATATTGTCATTCATTATTTTCATTCCTGTACTATTTGATTGATAATTGACATTGTATGGTGGATCCGTTATTACTAGGTCTGCTAATTTACCATTCATAAGTTTTTCGACATCTGCTCCATTGGTACTATCTCCACATATTAATCTATGTCTACCTAGTTTTATAATATCTCCTGGTTGAATATAAGATTTTTCTTCTTTTAACACTTTATCGATGTCAAAGTCATCCTCTATCACTTCTTCTTGGACTCCTAGCATTCCTAATTCTGCTAAATCAAAGCCTGTGATTTCTGCTAAACCAACACCTTGCAATTCTGATAAAAGAACTTTCAATTTATTTTTATCCCAGTCGCCAGATATCTTGTTTAATGCGATGTTTAGGGCTTTTTCCTTTTCTTTATCTACATCTATTACTATACATTGGATTTCAGTATATCCCATGTCTTTTAACACTTTATATCTTTGATGCCCACCCACAATTGTTCCATCTTTGTTTATAATTACTGGATCAACATATCCAAATTCTTCTATACTTTTTCTTATTTTTTCGAACTCTTTATCTCCTGGCTGTAAATCAATTCTTGGATTATACTCTGCAGGTTTTAGCTCATTTATGTTTATGCTTTTAAATTCCATTCTACTCATCTACCTTTTCCCATTTTGCTTTAGCATTTCCGATATGTCCGTTTTCTGCTAGTTCTTGATATATCAGATTGGTTCTTAATTCTAGAAAATCAATAATTCCTTTTGGAGTTAGATTGTAAATTTCTAGCACCATTCGTTCTAATTCTTCATCTGCTACTTTACTACCAGTTCCAAATGTGTTTATATTTATTGATACTGGTTCCTCAATTCCTATTGCATATGCTAATTGCACTAGACATTTCTTTGCTAATTTTTTTGCTACTATATTTTTTGCAATATATCTTGCCATATAGGCCGCTGACCTATCTACTTTTGTTGGATCTTTTCCGCTAAATGCTCCACCACCATGAGAACAATATCCACCGTATGTATCGACAATTATTTTTCTACCAGTTAGTCCACTATCTCCTGCAGGTCCACCTAATACGAATTTCCCTGATGGATTTATTATTATTTTTGGTTCTATGAATCCAAATTTATATTGTGGTATTATTTCTCTTACTACATACTTTGTTATATCTTCTGTTAGTTGTTCATTTGTTACATTTTCATCATGTTGTGTTGATATTACTATTTTATCTATTCCTATAAATGTATCTTGCTCATATATTGCAGTTACTTGAGTTTTTCCATCTGGCTTTAAGTATGGTAATATTCCTTTTTCTCTTACTTCTGTCAGTCTTTTTGCTAATTGTTTTGCATAGTATATTGCTGCTGGCATAAAGTTTTCTGTATCACTACAAGCATATCCAAACATTATGCCTTGATCCCCTGCTCCTAATTTTTCTTCTTTTGTTGCTCCAGCAATATCTGGTGATTGTTCGTGGATTCTAATATCTATTTTACAGTTTTTGTAATCAAATCCTAGATTTTCATCAGTATATCCAATGTCCTTTATTACTTTTCTTGCTATTGCTTCATAATCTATTTTTGCTCTAGTTGTTACTTCTCCCATAATTAGCACATATTGGGTTGTAACTGCAGTTTCTACTGCTACTCTTGAATATTCATCTTGTTTTAAGCATTCATCTACTATTGCATCTGATATTTGGTCGCATATTTTATCTGGATGACCTTTTGTTACACATTCGCTTGTAATATATTTCATATCTTTTCCTTCTTTCTCTTGTATTTTCTGTTTAATTAAGTTATATAAACGATTGGAGGTGTTTATTTATGGATAAAGCATTATTTGATGATTTGTACTTTGGTAATTACAAGCCTAATGAAATTAATATCGAATCCAAAGAGTATGATTCTTTGGTTTCTAAAATCATGAAACTTGAAAAAACCTTACAATCCAGTTTATCTAAAAATGATTATAAACGAGTTACGAGATTGTCAAATTATTACACTCAGCTCAACGATGTGTATGCTCAAAAGTCTTATTCTGATGGTATAAAATTTGCCGTAAATTTCCTTTATAATGCTTTATGTGATAGGCTTTCGGGTAAAAAATAAAAGGCCCCCCCTTACCTATTTCCCGAAATTATTTACAGAGCTCCCCTCGCCGTTCCCCCTATCTGCCATTTAGAGATTTTCGGTGGGGTGGCTCTGTTGCTCTATTTATGCTTTCTATAGCATTTATTATGTTATAGAATATTTCTTTTTTAGCATCTGTTATCTTTTGTTTTACATTTGCTTCATTTAGTTTTCTATGTCTTCGTTGGTGACATGATTCGCATAGGCTAACCATGTTTTCTATTATCAATCTTAGATTCCATTCTTCTTTTATTGGTATGATGTGATGCACTGTTACTGCTGGAACTATCTGTTCTAGTTTCTTGCAGTCTTGACATATATATTCATCTCTAGCAAGTGCTTTCTTTCTTGCTATCTTCCATCCCTTACTCTTATAGAATGCTTGCTCTTTATCATCTGTTCTAGTCTGGTTATATCTTCTATTTATTGCTTTTGTTTCAGCATCTTCTATATATGCATGTTGTTCACAGAATCTATTTCTAGTAAGGTTGTTACATCCCATCTTATTACATACATGTAGTTTCTTCTGTGCCATTTCTATCCCTTCTTTTCTATTGCTTTTGTCTTATAAGGAGATAAGCCAGATAGTGCTGCAAACTATCTGGCTTTAATGATAAATAAAACAAAAGGGCATTACATTTTGTTTATTTCTTGTTTACTCCACAATAAAAGGACACTAGATTTCTCCAGTATCCTTATTGTGAAAGCAAAGCATAAACAGAAAAAAGAACAAGATTTCTCCTGCTCCTTCACGCTATTATTTTAGCACTTTTTTAGGTCTTATTTCTGCCATATTTTTGCCATATTATAATTTTTTGTTTTTTTCGACACAGTTCGACATATTTTTTATTCTTTTTGTGTTATACTTATGTTAACGAAAGGAGTGATTTTTATGAATTCTAAATTTTCACTATTAATTCTAAAAAATAAAGCCAAACTTGAAAAACTAATTGAGTCTGGTGCTCCTTATGAGAAAATTTTACATCAAAGCCAACTTTTAGATAAGTATATTATTCATCAAATTAAGGCTATAAACAAAATAGAGAGCTAGCTTTTACTAACTCTCTTATAATTTATAATTCTATTGTCTTGGTAAATTTAAAATATGTTATACTTCCTTCATTAGTATTGACTCCTAAATCAATATCGTTAATTTTATAACTACTATGATATTCAGATATCAATGTATTCCAATGATTTTCTATTTCCTCGTTTGTTAATGTATCATCAAATAATTTTATAAATTTATAAAATTGTTCTTTGTAATCATCTAATGTTGCTTTAACTTTTGTATAACCAACATAAACACTCATATTATACTTTCCTTTTGATCCATAATTATCGTATATATTTATTTCAAGTTTATCATTTAGGATACTTACAACATCATCTCTATCACTACCACCAATATGTTTTTTTGTTATCATATCTGATGTTATTTTATTTTCATTATTCTTATTAAACTTATTTATAAATAAGTTTATAGCTTCATCATCTTTATAAATCATTTCGATGTTTTCTATTGTTTTACTTTCATTTTGTTTACTTTCATTAATTATATTTTCTTCTTTTACTTCATTATTACTTTCATTTTGAGTATCATTCCCTACAAATGATATACATATAATTATCAAAATAATTATTCCCCAAAACCACCATTTTTTCAAAACATTATTTTTACTATTTTCCATTCTTTCTCCTTCATTGTTTTAATTATTACTTTTCTGCCTATTACATCTCCAACATAAAGTTTGTAAGTTACTTGCTTCTGTTTTCCCACCTTTCGAAATAGGTATTATATGATCCACTTCAAGCAGTAAATTTGGCTCTTTAAATACACTATTTCCGCACAAACAACAAGTATAATTATCTCTTTTCTTAATTGCTTCTCGCAAATCATTTGTCATAGAACTTCTTTGAAGTTTGCTATGTCCTTGCTTATTTATTTTTGCTGAAATTTCACTTCTAACTATTTCCATATTATGTTTTGTAATTGGTACTGTATATGACATTGAACTTCTTCCTGCAGGACTTGTATATAAAAATTGAAATTTATGAATCATTTCTTTATGCAAATTCCAATCTATTTCACAAACAAAATAAGGAATTCGTTTCTTGCCAACAAATAATCTTATTATAAATGGTACTTTTAAATTGTTTTCTCCAAATGATTGTATTTTGCTACAAAATTTCTCATGTAATCCTACAAAATTTATACAATATTCCAATTGTTCTAGACATTCCATTGAATTATCTAAATTTGAGTATTTTATCAAATATTTAATTGGATTATTTGAAGTATTTCCAACTACTGAACTGGAACAATTATATACTTGTGATAATCCTAGACATCTAATATAACTCTCGTACATTCCTTTTTGCATTTCAATTTTTTCGGCTAGTTCTTTGCAATTTTCATATTGTTTTTTATCATTACCCTCTAACTTTTTTCCCATACTTTTTAAATATGCACATGAAATCCCTCTAAAAATTAACCATATTATAAATATTCCTGTACCTACAATTAATATCATGTTTTTATCCTCTTTTCCTTCGATTATTCTTTTATTGCTATCAATAATTCATTTGGTTGTACTGTCCTTTTACATTCTTGATATTCAAATCTTACACCTGTAAAATATACTTGATAATTCATATTCTCTAGTTTGTTTTTCATCAGCTCCAGTATTCTATCTGTTTGTTCTTCTGATTGGTCATATTTTATTCTTAATTCATAAAATGTTATTCTTAAGCATTCACTATTTTCTTGTATTTTGTTTTCTATAATTTTATCTGCTATTTGGATCAGTTGTTTATCCATTTCTTTTTCCAATCTCATTTCTGTATATGACCTTTGCTATATCTTTATTACTTACTAATGTATTCTTTTTGTTTTCTCCTGCTATTTCTACTAGGCTATAGCAATCGCTTACTCTTAATACTGTTGCTCTTTCATTATTCTTTAGTTCTACTACATCAAATACTTTTATACTTGGCATTGTTCTACTTCCTTTTTGTACAAATCTTATTTGTGTCTTATTATATCATATTTTTCTTAAAATGGAACAAGATTTACCAAATTACTTGTAAAACATTTCATTCCAAGTTACAATAGCAAAAATCGTAAAAAGGAGGTATTTATTATGCTTACTGAAAAGCAATTTAGTGATATTGCCAAGAATGGTATCACTTTTGAATTAGCCAAGAATGGCAAGTATGCAACTATTTACAAAAAGGGTAAATATGTTAGTAATATTTTCGGAACTAAAAATACTGTCTTCTTTTGTGGTAAGGAATTTGTCGAAACTACTACAAAGGATATTATCGAATTTTTAAATGCTAACAAATAGGAGGTGATTCTTAATGTCTGTTTCTGTTTTTGATTTAACAAATTTTCTTATTGAATCTATCAAAAATAATTTTACTTCTAATTCTTCAATAACTGAAATTGAACTATTAAAAAAAACTCCTGATGATTCAGAAGTTTCTGGTTTTAAAATTATAACTGCTGACAAATCACAAATTCTCGTATGTGTTTTATCAGATAAAAAATAATGGATTGTGGTCCATTATTTATTTTTTTCTAATTTTTCGATGCCTTCTTTTATGGCAATATTTATTAAAACATAAATTGGAATGTTATATTTACTTTTCATTTCATTTAAACATTCCATTGCAGACTTTCTTATTATTACTGAATGTTTTTCTAGGTCTTTCATTGTAGTCGCAATTACCTGTTCTTTTTCTGCTAAATCATAAATACATAAATTTATGATTTTACTTATTGAAGCATCGTAGTAGTTTGCTGATAAGTCTGCCAATTTCTCATATAGGTTAGCTTCTATATCAAGTGTTCTTTGGCTTAATTCTTCTTTTTTCAGCAACATCTTTGTTATATCCACCCTCCATCGCTCCTTTACTATGTTAATAATTGTGTATATTATAATTTATTTTACACATCAATATAATGTTTACAGAACGAACATATAATATTCGTTTCACCGTTGTTTTTAATCTTTTTTTATGTTATAATGGTCGTAAAATATTTATAAAAGGAGTATTGAATATGCCAACAGAATTATTTTTAAATGTACCACTACCTTATGCTATTTGTCTTGCAGTTTTCGTTATTCTATCAATTTTTCAATTATGCTTACTTACTTCAATTAATGAAACTACAAAGCAAAGGGATAAGCAAACTCAAGAATTAAAGGAACAAAATGATTTACTTGTTAAAAGCATTCTTGAAATGTTAGACTTCAGAAAAAATACTGATAAGGAACAACTTGAAATTGCAAATAAAAATGTTGATTTACTTAATAAAATAAGCGATACTATTGAGAAAAGGGGCTAACGCCTCTTTTTTAGATTAACCCCATTTCTTTTCCCACATATTCTATTATCTTCTTTTTCATTCTGTAGTATGTTCTTTCTGATATTGATAATTCATAACACACACCAATTTTATTGTTTCCATTATTTTCAATGTAATTTTTATCAAAAAATTGATTATGATACATATCTAATCTGCTTTTTGCTTTATCTATACATTGCTTATTAAATTCCATTCTTGCTATTGCCATCGGTGTATTTAACCCAATTACTTTATCTGCTGTTGGATCAGATGTAGCATTACCTTTTGGTAATCCATCTGGAGGATTCGGACTCGAATCAATAATATCTTTTCTTAAGTTTTCTATCTTTTGTTTATAATCTTTATAATTTGACAATTCATAGTCAATGTAATCATATATTTTTTTATCAATTCTCATCTTCATTACCTCCCAATATTTTATTTGATATCAACATTTTTTCAACATCATCTATTGAGTATGCAATGCAGCAAATTGCTCCTGATTTAGTTAATTTTTCTATTGTTACTTCTTGCAATTTGGTAGGTTTATTTCCTGGTATTTTAACTTCGATACATATTATATTTCCCTTATACACACACATTAAGTCTGGTAGTCCTATTACAGAATATTGATTTCCGTGATTTTTCCATACATATGCACCTGGTAGTTTTTTATTTAAGTAATCTTGTATCTTTCTTTGAAGTGTAGATTCTAACATTATTAATCACACTCCTTTAGTAGTTTTTTTAGGATTTCCTGTAATACATTAACCACAATTGAGTTTCCTGCTTGTTTATATAATTGTGTATCTGATGTTCCTATTTCTTTGGCTTTCTTATAATCGCTATCATCGAATCCCATTAATCTCCAACATTCCAACGGTGTTAGTCTTCGGATTTTATATTCTGGTAATTCTTTTTCTGTCTTTACTAATGTCGCCTGTCTACATCCTGTATCTAATGTTTGTGCAACTCCATGTCCAACTCTACCTCTTTTTTTATTTGAGTATGGATATGACATATTTATGCTATCCCCTTCTGTTGCAGTATCATATCCTTTTTTGGTTGCATTTATTACATCTACCATAGGTTGTCTATATCCACCCTGCATTGTATCTATTGCTGGAGCTAGTCCTTCTTTATTGTAGACACTTCCTGCTTGATGTTTTTTTCCTTCTTGGTCGAATATTCCGCCAATTCTATCTACCATTATTTTAGGCTTTATATTTCCACCCTGCATTGCAGTTATCGTAGGTGCAATTCCTTTGTTTGAATAAACCTTATTTGATGATTTGTACCATCCTTTATTATTCAAATTTCCTGCCTCTATAATATTTCCATTAGCATATCCATGTGTTCCTGCTACTATCGTAGGGCTCATTCCATCTGTAGAATATACTTGTCCTGCTTGACTATTTGGTGTTACTTCCCCCACTCTTATTGGATTTTTTTCATTTCCTGAATTTGTGTTAGCAATAAATCCTTTTATCATTTTTTCTGATAAAAAATATTTTTCATCGACCTCATCTTCTAATATGTCTTTTAATCTTTTATCACTTTCAAATGGTTCTGGGAATTTGAATGTTCCTTTGTCGATATCTTTTCTTATACTTACAATGAATACTCTTTCTCTGTTTTGTGGTACACCATAATTTTTAGCATTTAGTACCTGCCAATAATTATTGTATCCTGCTTCTTCCAAGTCTTTTAATATCATTGCAAATTCTTCTTTGAATCTTTTACTTGTTAGATTCTTAACATTTTCTATTATTGAATATTTAGGCATGGTTTCTTTTAATATTCTAATTCCCTGATAGTACAATCCGCTTCTAGTTCCTTCTTCAATTCCTTTTAATCTTCCTGCTACAGATATGTCTTGGCAAGGGAATCCGCCATGTCATAATATCTACTTTTTCTTTTGCATCATAGAATTTTAATTCTCGTATATCCCCTAGATTAAGTTCTGGAGATATGTTATGAATAGCACAATAGCTTTTTATAGCATACTGGTCTATTTCACTAAAACCAACTAACTCGTATGGTATTTTTTCTATTTCGAGTGCTTTTTCAAAAGCTCCTATTCCGAGTAAATAAGCTTAATAATTTCATTTCAAATCATTCCTTTTAACTTATTTACCCTTTTGTTTTTATCCTTTTATTTGCATCCAAATTTTTATATATTCATTTGCAGCTTTTTCAAATTCGGTTATGCTTTTTCTTTCGTTATATATTTTTTCTATTTCTTCTAGCTTTTGGTTATATTTTAATCCTAGCCAATAATCTTTATTTAAGTTCTCTACTTGCTTTCTAGTTAAATTGCCAGGACCTGCTGGAACTACTTTTTGTTCTAATATTTTTTCAAAACTCTCTTTTGGGAATGGAATTTCCATCTTTTTTTCAAGTTCTATTATTTCTGCTAATACCTGTTGATATCTTACTTTGTAATTGGCATCATTCTTTTTTTCTAGTTCTGATTTTTCTTTCATTAGATTTTTTAAATAATTTATATCATTTAAATCGTATGACCTCATTTTTTCCTTTATTTTTCAGTCCTTTCGGTTTTTTACTGTCCTTTGTGACCTTTTGTAGTTTCGGTAAGGTCAGACCGATTTCACTACTCCTGCAAGTGTTCTATTGATTTTATGTCCTTATGTCCTTACTTTTTCAAAAATACTCACTATATATTTATATATATAAATTATTCTAAAATTTTTATATAAAAAATTTTTACATATAGAATAATTCATTTTTTTAAGGACATAAGGACATAATATTCTATAAGTATTGATTTATATAGTATTTGCTCATGACCTTTTGTATGACCTTTTCATGTCCTTATGACCTTAACTATTCTATAATTTGCAAATCGGAATATAATTCTTGAAGTTCTCTAGTTGCTATTTCTAGGTTATCTTCTTGTTGTTCCTTTTCTGTCTTAATGCCTGGTATTAGAGCAATTACTCTAATATAGTTATTATGATATTTTATTCTAACTTGGTTTCTATTTCCTTCGGTTTGTATATATCCTCTTTCTGCTAATTTTTTTATAATATCTCGATAGTTTAAGTCATGTCCATCTTTATTAAATGCTGGGAGTAAAACATTTTGAAATACATTTGGCAAAATATAATATACTCTTTCTGGCATTTCGTTTGGATCAAAGAACCTTGCTTTTTTTCTCATTGTTTCTACATTATCTACAAATACTCCATATCGTTCTTTAGAATTTCCCTGACTACTAGGCTCATTAGAGTTTTCGTACATAATATCAAAACTATAATGATTACTCATTACCCAGCTATCTGCAAATTCATAGAACTTTTCAATTAAGTCTGCATCCTTTTCATTTGGCAGTTTATTGTATAGCTCTTTTCCTAGTATGTATGATTCTTCAGTTATTTCTTTATTGAATATATACTTATTTACTAACTCATCAGTAAGTATTTCTAGTGCAATGTATCCTGCATATGCACGAGATTTTCCTTTTACTTCTAAAACTAGTTTTTCTAGATATTCATTGTATTTTTTCTTTAATGGACTAAAGTTTTCATCAAATTCTTCAATGAGTTTTTTAATGAACTTTGGCCCAGCTAATCCGTAGTTTTCTTCTGATAATGTATACATCTTTGAGGCCATTTCCTCTGAATCAAATGGTTTTCCTTCTAGTTCTAATACTCTGGAAATTATACCACCAAGCGAATTATTTCGTATCATTGGTTCTTCTCCAGTTGTTTCTATTATGGAATTCCAATGTGTTTGATTTTGTATTCCACCCTCTTTGTTTCCTCTTATTTTTGATGAACCATTTCCAAGCATATATATTACTGCTTCTAAAAATCCATTGTTATTTCCCTGTAGTTGTTTTTCATCAATTGGCAATGGTAAATCTGAATAGAATGCTGCAGTTCTTTCTAGTCCTACCTGTGTTGCATTAAAGTTCAGAGAGATTTTTTGTGGATCACCCCACACACTATTTCCTGCCATCATACATGCTGTTTTTCCGCTTCTAGTTTCTGCATAATTGTGTGACACAAAGTTTCTCAATCCTAGTTTTCTCAACAATGGAGATGCAAAAGAAATATTTTGAGAGAAACGAAATACTTTATTTTTTCTGTATTCTGACATTATTTCAACCCATTTTTCCAGACTACCTTTACTTCTGTATCCTTCTACCCACTTGTACATATTTCTGTCCACATCCAGTACATAATCTCCATTGAAGAAAGGCACAAAATATTTTCCATGCCATCCAAGTCTATTTACTGTCTTTTTTACTTTTAATAAATCTATATTGTTTTCTTCAACACATTGTAAAAATTTCACTAGTATTTTCGAATTTTCACTTGTTACTGTTATTCCTATATCTGCTAATTGTGTAATGCTTCTGGCTTGAAATATTGTACTTCTTGGATATATTGCTGTTTCCCATTTTTCATCTCTGTAAAATGCTATTTCTATTTTTTCTTCTTGGCTTTGACTACTTTTTAATCTATTTAGCAATATTACTGGTGTACGACAAAATCTAACAAATTCTCCTGTTTTAGCATTCATTTGATATATTCCATCTTTGTTTAATTTCCAACCATCAACTGGCCTCAACTTTATCGGCATACCTGGTATTTGTTCTTCTGCAGTTTCATGAAATACTGATACATTGATTTCTGTTTTTGCATCGAACACAGAGTTCCAGTTGTCTTTAAAACTAGAAGGATTACTTCTATATAAGTCTGATGGATCTTTTTGCTGCTTGATAGAACATTGTATTTTATACACTTTTCCTTTATATTCATGTTCGCATAGCGAACGACATACCTGTCTTACAAATTCCTCTCCACCAAAGTCATTTTCTTGATGTATATAAATATTGGGGATGTCATGTAACAAATCATTCCAAGCAGCATTGAAGTTCGTTGCTCCTGGTGAGCCCAGTGCTGGTATTCCATTTAGCCATAATGTTTGTGTATCTGATTCTCCTTCTACTAATACTACATATCCTTTTTCCTTTATTTCTTCAAATTTATGCATTCCATATAGTAAAGTTGTATTTCCTTTACCCCATCTAAACTTTTTCCCTAAACCTCTTAATCGGCTTCTTACAATTTCCTTTTTTTCATTGTAGTATGGAATAGTTATAGATGTTTTTGTATCCTTTAATCCCCACTCTGTTTTTAACCATTCGGCAGGTAATTTTTTCTCATTTGCATATTGTTCTATTGTATAATTACTTTCTATCTTTGTTTCTCTTTGAGTTATTAAATTATGATCCTCGTATATTTTTTTTGCCGCTTCTTTAGTAGATATATTGTGTTGCATGGCTACGAAATCCACATAATTTCCTTTGATTCCACAAGTAAAGCAATGATACATTCCTGTTGGGATATTTACACAAAAACTCGGTTTCTTTTCATTTCCATTTTTATGAACAGGGCAATTCGCAAGTAGTTCGTTGCCCTGTACTTTTATATTTTTTAAATACTTACTATATTCTTCTCTGTAATTTAATTTATTGTCTAAATCAATTTGAGACATTGCGAATTACCCCCTTCTATTTTAGAAAGGCAAATCAGTATCTTCCGCTGTATTACTACTTTCTATAAAGTCATCTGCTCTAGCAATTCTTGTTGTTTTTTTCATTCCTGCTACATATTTTCTTACTTTTTCTCTTATTTCTGCTGGTAAGACTTCTTCCATTGTAAATGTTGCTTGAGCATAAGTGATTCCGCCTTTACTTTCTGCTTTCTTTAATGCAATTTTTGTCACTACATCACATGGTCTTAAACCTTTTGAAACTATTCTTTGTAGATATTTTCCAAATGGTGCAAGACTAGTTGCTGGTAATGTTAATAACATAGGGAAAGTATCTCCGCTTCTTAATATGTATAATTTTCTCATATTTTTACAAGCTTTTCCTATTCCATCTATTGCAGAACCATATCTGTTATTTGGGCAATTATCACAATTGATTATTTCTCCATCACTATTGATTCCCTGATGTCCATCATTTGAAGAACAGTCTGGAGCATTTTCTGTTCCATCGTATGCATTTTTATAATAAGCATTTGATGGATATTGATCTATAATTATTACTTTTAGTTCTTTTACTACATCTGGATTCTCTGGATCATCTCCTGGAACTTCAAATGCAGTTGTTCCTCCTGCTGGAATTTTTACTTTGTCAAATGAAAGTGTAAAACCATCAAGTTCATCAACTGGTATTTCATTATTTTCTGTCGGAATTATAAATTCTGTTTGATTGGTTGTAGTTAGTTCTTTGCTCATTATTATTGCCCTCCATTCTTTTTATTTCTTTTTTTAATCTTAATATTTCTGCTTCTTTTTGTTTATCCATGCTGCTTAAACATCTTAATGCCAACAATGTCATGCAAATTATAAATACTATTTCTAATGTCATCATTTACGACCTCCTAGTTCCTATCATTGTTTTTTCATATAGTGATACAATTCCCTGTAGATAAACTGGTAATTGTTCATTCGTTTCCCATCCTTGTTCATTTACAAAACTTTTAAAAGTTTGTGCATTTACTTCTTCTTTTACTAAAGTTTCATATCCATTTTCTTTTAATGCTTCTATAAGTGCTGGTTTATTTTCTGCTAATACATTTGGAATTATGGCTGTTCTTATTGAATATGTAATTCCATTTTTTCCTTTAAATGATGGTATTTCTTCCTCTGTCATTAGCTCAATAAGTATTTTTTCTTGAGCATCTATTTTTGCTTTTACTTCTTTTAAGTCTGCCTCTATTTTTGCTTTTTCATCTTTTAATTCAGAAAGTTTTTCGGCAGTATTAGACAATTTTGTATTCATTTTCAAACACCTCTAATTTCTCATCGTATTGCCTAGTTATATCTAACATTCTTATCAATGTTGCAAATTCTTCTTCATCATAAATTCCAAATTTTGTGATTCTTAAATCGTAAAGTCTACTTTTTACTATGTCTTTTAAAATATCTCTTTCTTTGATAAGTTCTTCTATACAATTGCTTAATTGATGAATTTCTTTTTTTAACTTATATTCTTTGCTTTCTTCCTTTTTATTGCTCATCTTCTTCCTCCTTTGCAATATCAACAAGTATATTTCCAAGAGCTATTGCTGCTTGTCCAAATGCCTTAACCATCTCACCAAATCTTTCTGTTGTATCATTTTCTTCTTTTTCTTCAAGATTGTCAGAATCTTGATTCTCGTTTGAATCCGCTTCTACTTTTTCTTCTTCATGGTTTTTTACTGTTACTTTTTTTCCATCGACTACCATAGTAGTGCAATTTGCTTCTCCAATAATCTCTTTGATTTCTTTGATTTTTATTTTATCTGGATGCATCTTTGTTATATTAAATATTATTGCTTCATCATCTAATATATCAACAACTACACATGCATCTCCTTTTTTAGTTTTTACTATTTTTCCTATTTTTAAATTTTCCATTTTATTTATTTCCTTTCTACTTTGTAAAATATTTTCTCCAGTTATCTACTACACCTTTGGCTATATCTTCTTTTCTTTCTAGTGCTGACATTATCTTTTCATCAATAGTGTCTTTTGCAATTAGGTGTATGTGATTAACATTATTTTTCTGCCCTATACGATGTAATCTAGCAAGAGCTTGGCTATAATTTGCAAAATTAAAATCTAAACTATAAAATACTGATGTGTCAGCAGCAGTTAGTGTGATTCCTAATCCAGCCGTTTGGATTTGTGCAACGAACACTTTTACATCCTCATTTTCTTGAAAGTCTTTGACCATTTGTCCACGCTCTTCCATTTTTACTTCTCCTGCTATCCATGAGTATTTAATGTTCTTCTTTTCTAGTAATTGCTTTATTGCATCTATTTCTTTTATGAATCTAGCAAATACAACAAGCTTTTTACCATTATCTATTACTACATCATCTACTATTTCCTCTAGTGCATTTAATTTTGCTGTACTGATGAATTCTGTATTACCATCATCATTGTTTACAAATCCCCCTGTAATTTGACTCATTCTCAATAATCTGGTTAATACATTTGTTGTAGTAATTTCTCCTGATTCTAATTCCATATAATTTTGTTTCATTATTCCATCGTACACTTTTCTTGCATTTGGCTCCAAGTTGCAGTATCTCATTGTGCATATTTGCTCTGGTAAGTCTAGTGCTTCTGCTTTGGTTACTCTGTATGCAATAGAATGTGCCTTTTGTATTAGTTCATCTTGATTTATATATCCAACTATTTGGTATCCCTGATATCCACCCATTCTGACATATCTAGTTCTAAAAGCATAATAGCTTGTACCAAATATTGTCTTATCTAGGAATCTATATTGTGAATATACATCTAGTGGACTATTTTGTACTGGTGTTCCAGAAAGTATCATTTTGTATTTTGCAATATCTCCAAGTTTATGCATTCCTTTACTTTGTGATGCAGTTGGATTTTTAATTCTTTGTGATTCATCTGCGATTATCATATCTGGTTTCCAGCTCTTTAGTTCTTCAATCATTCTCCATGATGCCTCGTAATTTATTATTGCGACCCTCAAACCTTTTCCTAAAGCTAATTGTTTTAGCTTTTCTTTTCTTTTGCTCATTGTTCCTTCTAACACCGTAGCTGTAAATTCGTAGTCAGCAAATTCTTGTATTTCGTTTCTCCATACACTCATTACAGAACTTGGACATACTACTAGTAGTTTTTGGACTTTTCCATTCAAATATCCTCTACCAGCGACAGCAATTGAAGTTAGTGTTTTTCCTGTACCCATCTCCATGAGTAATGCTGCACCTGGCATGTCTTTTCCTCCTAATCATAAATTGATTCTAAAATTTTATCTCTTATAACATCTCCAGAAATCATTTCTATTAAGTCATCCATCATGTCCATTCCTGGATTACTTATTCTTTGGTCATGTTTTCTAATATATCCATGTAATTTTGAAGATAATAATTCTACTAATTGCATGTCTACTATAACTGTTCTACCATCTTCAAATTTTGCTTTTAAACTATAATATTCTCCACCTTTTTTTCCTCTGTGTTGTTCTACTTCTACTTTTATTTTGCCTCTTAATTTAGTCAAATCAATTTCTTTTGGTTGCCCATTTGTTTTGAATAATCCCATTGTTATTTATCTCCTTCTTTAAATAAATTCATTATTTTACAAGCAATATTAAATGCTTTTACCTGATGTTCATATGGAGTAGCTTTTATTGGCATTTTCTCTATTGCTTTTGTTTTTTCTGATAGTTTTTCTGCAGTTACTTGTTCCATAACTTTTTTTCTTTCTTTATATTCTGCTTCTACATCATCTGGAATTTCACATCTTACTGCTAATAATTTTTCAATATTTCCTATTGAAAATTCTACTTGCCATATCTTCTGGTCTTTTACCCATTTTGCACCTGTTAATTCCTTCTTGATAAATTCTTTGTAATAAAAACTATCTTGGAGACCTAATGTTTCAGCATCTACTTTTATCGCTTTCATTTTGCATTCGCCTCTTTCTTTTTTCGTTTTGTTATGTTATAATATGTCTATGAAATATTTTCATATGTGCAAAGCTAAACATCTAGTTCCTGCCAGGGATAAATTGTTTTCGCTTTGTGCATTTTTGTTTTCTTCAGTTTTTCTCTTTATCAATCCTATGTATTCGTAAAAGAGTTGTGGTGATATATGATATGTCCATTGTGTACTTAATTTTACTGCTGTACCAAATGGGAGCCTGTTGTTTCTTAAGCCTATTCTGATAAATTGTTCTGATTTGCCCATCATTTCTGCAGCCTTTTTTACAGTAATATTTTTTTCATTAGTAAGCATTTTTGCATTTGTTTCATCCATCATTTCCTCCTTTCTTTTATCATTTTTTGATAGTGAGTTGCTTTATATTATCATTTTTTGATAGTTAAAGTGTAAAAAAAAACAAGCCTTACAATTAGTTAGAACCGACCTCTGTCTGTTTCAGTTCTGGGAATACTTCTACTAAATCTCTTTTCAAAAATTTAGCTATTTTTATCATTCTTTTAATTGAAATGTTTGCTTCTGTATTTTCCATATATGAAACAGCCTGTTGAGTTACTTTTAAATGCTTGGCTAATTGTTTTTGGCTTATATTTTCTATCTTTCGTATTTTCTTAATATTGTTTTTCAAATCTCCCACCTTCCTTTTTTACTTGTACACAACTCTTTTGTACAAAAACATTATAATATCATTTTTTGATATTGTCAATAACTTTTTATCATTTTTTGATATTTTTATCTTGACTTGTACAAATTTATTTTGTATAATGAGTGTAGAGGAGTTGATTTATATGAATCGTTTAAGTGAGTTAAGAACCGAAAATAATTTAAATCAGGACGCACTTGCGAAAATTCTAAATGTTGATGTTAACATCATCAGTAGATATGAAAGAGGCTTATCTAAAAATCCTAGTATGGAATTTGAAGAAAGTATCTGTGATTATTTCAATTGTAGTTTAGATTATCTTCGTGGTCGTTCTAACATTAGAAATGAGGCACAGTATTCGGAAACTTTAAAGAAAATAGCTGATATGATTATTAGCTTCTATTCAAACGATACAAATAAAAATAAACAAGACCTCACAAATGAGGAACTTGTTCTATTTGAAAAACTGATATATCAGTATAAGGAATCCTTCCAAATGTTATCTAATCTTCGGAATCATCTCTAAAGATGGTCTTGATAAGAATAGCGATAACTAATGGATCAATCTCGTTTTCTTCGAGGAATTCCCATAATTTGCTAAAATTCGACATCATGGTATCCCTTTCTTTCCATTATAGCATATTATGTAAACATTTTCAAGTTTGTGAATTTTTGGGTACTATGCCTCTGTAAAAGGAGGAATAACCAAAATGAGAAATCCTAATGGATATGGCTGTGTATATAAAGCCACAGGCAAAAGAAGAAAACCCTATATTGCCAGAATTACTATTGGCTGGGATGATAATGGAAAACAACTTTTTAAAAGCATAGGAAGCTTTGCGACTTCCCCTGAAGCTCAAAAAGCTTTGGCAGAATATAATGCTAATCCTTATGATATTGATGCTGGTAAAGTGACATTCGCTGAATTATATGACCAATGGTCTAGGGAGAAATTCCCTAAAATTAGTAACAGTATGGTATTAAGTTACAAAAATGCATTTAGGGCTTGTCATATTCTCCATGATATGCAATTTGCTCTTATTAGAAAACACCATATTCAAATGGCTATAAATGATAGCAATAAGACCTATAGTGGTCGAGAGAGAATGAAAATGCTTATCAGCCAAATGTCACATTTTGCAATGGAAAACGATGTTATCGTTAAGGACTATTCTGCATATGTTGATTTAGGAGACCGACCTGATAGGACTCTTACTAGACTTCCCTTTGAGGAAGAACAAATCAAAAAACTGTATCAGTCATTACATGTTTATCGTTATACTGATACAATTCTTATGATGATATTCTCTGGTGTGCGACCTAGTGAGTTGCTTTTAACCGAGACCGCTAATGTCCACCTAGATGAAAATTATTTTGTGTGTGGAATTAAAAATACTAGTAGTAAAAATAGAAAAGTACCCATCAGTAAATTTGTTAGACCATTCTTTGAAAAATATTACAATGAAGCTATTGCTTCTGGATCAAAGTGGTTAATAACAAATACTGAAGGGCAGCAAATGAAATATAGTAATTTTAATCGTGATAAATTTCATAAAATCATGGAGAGACTTGAAATGGAACACATGCCACACGACGGCCGCCATACTTTCGCAAGTTTGATGGACAAAGCAAATGCTAATAAACTTTGTACCCAACTTATCATGGGACATTCTCCAAGAGTTCTAATTGATAGTGTGTATGTTCATAAAACAGTCGAGGAGTTACAGGCTGAAATCGATAAAATTGAAAATCTATTTGACTTGAACGAAATGTTATCTCTTATTGATGACAAATACTGGAATAGCGAATATGAATTTTTAACCTTCGCTCCACCCCCAGAAATTGCTCATGTCAAAGTATCATAAAATTCTCATCAAGCACCAAATCATGCTATGGGTAATATTCTTATAATAGACAATATTGCCCTCAAACCCTTATTTTAGGCTACATGCACGAGTTTTGTAACTACTAAACTTATTAGTGTTATACCTCGTTTTTGTTTTAACTTTTTATTCATTTAGCTTTTTCCTTTCTCTTTATCTTGTTATCTTGTAAAAATTAAGGTTGGATTATATTATCATATCATCCAACCTTAATTTTTATGTTATATTATTTTTCTAACTTAAAGTCGTATGCATTTGCATAACTTTCAGTTATTGATGCTTCAATATCTATTGCTTCTCCCGCTTTTGTTTCAGATACCATTACTGGTATTCTTCCTAGTTCATTTCCATTTTTGTCTAATAATATTATTTTTCCGAAAAATGATCCTTGGTCTGCTCCTGTATTATTTGTTATTCTTGCAGATAATGTTGTTTCATCACCTTTTTTAACAAAGTTTATATTTGTTATTGTGAATCCTGATTGGTCTTTTTCTTCTTTTAATTTTTCACTTGTATTTACTATTGTTCCATCAGCTTCTACTTTAGTGAATTCTCCTTGGTCTGCATTTTGTACTGTAGTATCTTTGCTACCTTTTCCTCTTGTTACTCCAAAGACTATTGCAATAATAACTATTGATATTAGAACTAATATTAATATCATTTTCTTTTCTTTCTTTTTCATTTGTTTTCCTCCTAAACATTTTCTTTATTGCTTTCATTATATATTACTATTTCTATTTTTTCAACAGTTATAGTATAATGTCATACATTTTTAATATCCTTGTAATATTTCTGTAACATTTATTGTTTTTGTATTTTTACATATCCCTCTTTTGAATTAATACTATCTTTTAGTTCTATATCTGTAAATACTTTTCCTGAATAATGCACTGGACTTCCTGTATGAGTTATATTATTCTCAGTTGATTCTTTTGTTATTGAATTACATCCTGTGTATCCTGAAACGTACCCTGAACCTCCTCCGGCTCCTCCAGCTGGATTATCAGTACTTGTATATCCTCCATAATAGCCTCCTCCGGCACCAGCTCCTCCAGCATTTCCTTTTGTTATTGC